GCAACTGGAACCATCAGGCTAGCTGATGATCCAAGTGGAGCTGTAGGGGTGTTTCCTGGGAAAGCCGTAACACTACTGTTCTCATATATCCAACAGGATTGTGGAGCCGCCAAGGCGTTGGCGGTTGATACTCCTGAAGCACAATGGTACTCCGGGAACCACATAAACCAACCATTATTCTGTGCTGCGGTGAGGTGCACAGTAATAGTAGATTTGAACCTTGCTAGATAGCCTCCTGAAGTACCGCCGTACAACGGGTGCGTAAGCTGTCCATAACAAGGGTCAGCAATAAGTCTAGCCCATTTGAGAGCTGGATCATCATTATTCTGCATACGTCTGACAATCTTCTGCGTAGATTTACCATTTTGGCGCTTCTTAACTTGCGCACGGGATTTCTTGGCTTTAACCATATTTGCTTCCTGTATGTTTTGTGGCCCAGGAAGCTAGGCCACCAAATAATTTACAGGTCCTCTTCATCATCCTCAATTGCAGCCAAAAGCTGATCAAGGATGCCGCAGTAAACGTCTCCTACGACTGAATCTTCTTCTTCAAAAAAATCCATCAAAATTTCTATGACATACTTGCATATGTCAATACCCTTTTGGGAATTGCGGACTTCATATCTGAAATTAGACAAACGATTGGCTATTTCGGCATAATCGTCGTGGGATAGAAGTTTACAAACCATTTTAGAAACATCTTTAGGATGTGGAACTCCATCAAATATATGAGAACAAAACTCCATGACCGTGTTGCTATCAACCTTAAGAGTTCTACCAGTTTTATGGTAGTACTCAATCATGGCTGCATGTTTCAAAGGATCGACCTCTGCGACAACATCGTCTCCCATAGCCATAACTCTACTTGCTCCAGCTTTAAAAGCGAGCATGGAAGCTACGTGGCTATTGGTGGATGAAGTCAAATAAGAACCTGACTTCATAATCCCCGGGAACCTTTGAATAACAACTCGCCCGTCATAAAAGACAAAGACACCCAAAGACAGGCATCTTAGCCTCTTCCAAATAAGTTCAGCATTGGTAACTGAACAATT